TTTATATTTTATGATACGACTTTTATCTTCACACTCTCTACAAATAATTTTATTTCTTTCGGCTTTATCACGATTTCCTTTTATTGTATATGTCACTTTTTTTTGACACGTCGGACATTTTCTATCAAATAGTTCTTTCATAATACATATAAGTATGATGAAATTTTAATTCCATCGCTGGAAAGTCAACAAAAATAACATCATTCATCAATATTTTGTTGTTTATTTTTAAAATTTTCCAGCAGTGAGAGAATGTTTAGTTTTCCAACAGTATTCATCGAATGACATCCAAAGTCAGGTAAATCTTGATTGGTTCTCATACAAAATTCTACCAACCATTTTGCAGCATCATAACCAGTCTTTTCTGTAAAATTTGACATTTTATTTTGGTCATCGTAAGACAGGTCGTGGTCAAAATTTATATGATATGGTAAATTTCGTTCGGTTATAATTTTAACAAATTCATCATATGAACGAACTATAACCCAATTGTATAAAGGCAATTCAACGTGTTTCGTTGTATTCGGAAATCGAACATCATCAAGAAAAAGTGCGTAACTCATAAATATTTTGGAGGCGAAAGATAAACGGTTTCAGATGTAAGTTCCAAATTTACTCCACCACCTTCTGTGACCGATTTCACAATAAAATAAAAAATAATATTTTTACCGATTTTTAAATTTTTTATTTGGTTATCAATTGATAATAAATTATTGGCAAAGCAGTCATCCACTTTAGGATTGCCTGGCAATTTTTCACCAATAAAACTAAATTTCTGTCTTATTTCAGAACGTGTCATATCTCCTTACCATTGACGATATCAGCAATTCCTGCATCTGTCAATTCTTTAATGGCATCTACATGATAACCACCGTATTCGTAATACTTGGTTCCTGGCACTCGTAGGAACTTACCCAAGATAGAATCCAGCATTACGTTGGAGTCACCGCTAAGGAACTCATACCAATAGATAGGATTGTTCTTCTCGTAAAAATTTCGTCGTGAATGTGTTATAACTTTCATAGTCTTGTAAAAATCGTCAGGATATATCCCATGAAAATAAATCAGGTTTAACGTATCTGTATTTGTCCATTGTTCAACGGGTTTAGTCATGAATCTCTCTCATAATTAGGTCCGTCGGCGTCAAAATCACTATCAAAAGTCAAATCTTCGTCCTCATCTTCATCCATACCGTAATATGGAGAATTTGGGTTGTCCGTGTGCCAGATATTATAAATTGTAAAATCAAAGATAATGAAATTTATAATCTTCAAAGTAAAGTTAAATTTGGGATTGTGGTCGCAAATGTATTTGTCAAAAGATATATCAAAAATAAAAAAGTCAATCCCATCTTTGAAACTTCTATAATTGTAGAATGTTTCCAATTCCCAAGCATAGTCGTCACCAATTTTACTGTGAAAATTTCGTAGATTCATACTTCCTCCTTATCAGGTTTCCACACAACCAACATAGTGTCTCCAATAGATACCATAGGCATCGGTTCTTTTTTATCATATTTGATTATTATTTGACGAAGTGTTAAATCAAATCCATCTACAACAACTAACCTATATTCCGGTTCTATCGAATCGGATATCGCTTTAGCACGTTTCTTTAACATTTCTCCTAAATGTTTAGTTTCGTCGATTTTGTCTTGAAGTTCTTTAGACCACGGAGATTTATTTGTAATTTTATCACTCATTTTGTCACTTTTAATAATTTCAACTCTATTTATATCATATGAACGGTGAAATGTCAACTACGAAAGGTGTTATATGGGAAGAAAATGTCTTAACAGAACCGAAGAAGAAATTAGAGAACAATGGAGAGTCAGGCGTATGCGGTATTATAACCGGCATAAACGAAGAATTAGAAAAGAAAATCTTAAACGATACCACGAAAATAAGCGGAATATACAAGATAATAAACAAGGTTAACGGAAAGTATTATGTCGGAAGTTCTTGTGATATTCTTACCGATTCTTGGTCAGGAAGATGGTTTCAACATAAATATCTTTTGATGAAAAATAAACATCATAACATTAAACTTCAAAGGTCGTGGAATAAATATGGCGAAAATAATTTTCAATTTTTAATTATAGAAAAATTACCAATCGAAAGTTTATTAAAAGTTGAACAGATATATTTAGATAAAGCAAAATTAGAAATGAAAAATTGCTACAATGTAAGTTTTGATGCTTATTGTCCAACAAGAGGCAGAAAATTAAGTATGAAAACAAGAAAAAGAATGTCCGAATCCAAAATGGGTATAGGAAATTCTTTTTATGGAAAAACTCATACCTCTATCACAAGACAGTTAATTAGTAAAAATACTGTGTTAAATACTCCGAGAGATAAATTACATCCAAATTATAATCATAACATTTATAAATTTAAAAATAAAATATCAAATGAAATTTTTGAAGGAACTAAAAAAGAAATGATAGATTATTGTAAAAATAGAAATATACATCAATTATTTACACAAAAAAGAAAATCTTCTTCGAATTGGATTTTATTAGAACGTTAAGATTGTTTATAATTACTATTAATAATTTTGAGCGACCAGGACTTCCCTAACGTATTGGAGTAGAAAGGATTTACGGGTGCTACCACTAGACCCTCGGCCGGTTGACCGTTGGTAGAATATATTTGTTTATCTGCTAAATTTTTAAACCAATCTATCGTATGAATATCTTTGTTAAATTGACATACCATAATTTCATCAACTATGGGAATTTCAAGTTGTTTGGACAATTCTTTTAGTTCTTGATAATTATACAATTCTCTTGTGTCTAAATTTTTTGCCCTAAAAATTCTTAATTCTATACCATCTATTCCCATTCGATTTCCATTAAGTTTATTTCCCACAGATTCCGCCTGAATTGCAAGATTTCTACCAAGAGTCGTCAACTTGTTCTTTATGTCGTATTTTGTTGCAGAATACCAAGGGAATCCGCTACCTTCTTTCAATTCAAATCTACGAGAACAGGCTTTGAATTCCCCGTCATTGAAGATAAAAGTTGTTGAACTACCATCAACTTTTTGAGTGATGTAAATTTCTTTTCCTTCCAATTCTTGTAGAGATTTGGAATTACTTAACATATTATCTTCATCGGAAATAGAAATGAGACTGGTAGGAAATCCACCAGCGGCATCACCACGAACGGTCAAATCAAGTGGTCGTTCGTATTTTGTTATACCAAGTATTTCAGAAACATCATTTCCTTCTGAAAGGAATAAACTTCCAGGAGGTAATCCTTCTGTTTTTGGTATGATTGACAATGGGCAGACTAAACCTGAACTTGGACTTCCACGAAATCTGGCATTCCAGATTCGGAATTTTTGTTTTCTCATAAATTCAAAATATTCCGTTTCTGGAACAATACTATCTATAGTTATAAAAACTACTAATTCATTTTCTTTGAATTGGTCTTTTTTAATAACTACAGGCCATTCTAAAACTTTACCGATGGATAAATTGTCGGCATTTGGGTGTTGTTGAATTGAGTGAATTTTTTGTATTGTTGCTAATTTGTTCATAATTTATTTCTTTCCGTTATCAATTTACACCAATTAAAAAATTCTTTTTCTTCCACGTCATGTTTCATAATGTTGACTATTTTATGAACCCACTGAACATTGTCAATCGTATATCCTTTGGAACTGTCAATTCTATCCAATGATGCGGTTCCGTCATTTTTATTGTGCTGGGAATTGAATGATAATTCAACTCCTGATAATATGCATTTTCTATTTTGATTTAGAAATAATTTCCACAATTGTTCTTTTGTTAAATTGAACTCCAATTTTCTTTTTTTAGCCGATTGTCGTAATGACCCCATATATGTTCCGGGCATATCACCTATACCAGTCCAGTGTGGATGTTTATTTTTTAAATAAAAGTGACTACACCCGCACGACCTAACCCTTTGTAAGGTTAAATGTGTATGACCGACGATGGTTTCATTACCACAATTACATTTACATTTCCAATATTGTTGACCTTTGCGTTTTTCATAAAAAGATACAACAGTCAATCTGCCATATATATTTCCTGTCAAATTTTGTCGTTTTTTAGACGGTCGTTTTCTTGAACATTCATCACAACGAGAATTATTTTTTAATGCTCTTAACAATTTATATTTACTTGAATAATTTTGTAATTTTTTACAATCAGGACAATGTTTTTGATATAATTCGTTATTCATACATCATACATATAATTAAAAATATTAAATCAACACTTTTTCGTTATTTTGACGTGAATAATCGTAGGGAAATTATACCACAGACTTATAAAAAGTCAAATTGGAACGGATTGGGGTTATTTGGCAAATCCTTGATATAACCGTATCCATCGAAATTGGTCAAATCCAATTTCTTGACAACTTGAACGTGTAAATGTTGAAAGGTATTTCCATTGGTCGGCCACGTTCCAACACGTCCAATCACTTCACCTTTGTTAAATCTTTGCTTATTGACCAATGAGTTTGGGTCTAAATGGGCTAACACCAAGAATGGTGTATTGTTTGAATATTTGTCAGTGAAAGTCATTCTTCCGCCCCAGCCGATTTGTGTATCGGTGTCAGTAAAAATATCAACCAAGTCGGCATCAAATGGAATCTTTACTTCGGTTCCTTCTTTGACGTTAATATCAATTCCTAAATGAATGTAATTTTTCTTTTCATCCATGTAAGTTCCGGCCCAAATATCCTTACGGTCTTCTGCCCATCCACCATAGGTATTTTTGTTTAAAGAATTCAAGGCATCCTGAATTTGTGATGGAACCTTTGTGTCAGGTATCAAAACCTTATTTGCTAAATAAAAGTCGTTGAGATTGATATAATCAAAATCTCCATCGAAAAAACTATTGCAGTTGAGTCTCATGGAAGAATGATACCACAATGAAGAACTGTTGTCAAGAAGATGGTGGTGTTAGTGAGATTCGAACTCACACTGTAGAAATTTTAAGTTTCTTGACTCCTGCCGTTGGTCTATAACACCGAAATTGGTAGCGGGAGCAGGATTTGAACCTGCGAGGCACTTAGGCGGCGCGTTATGAGCACGCTGAGATACCGGGCTTCTCACATCCCGCAATAAAAGTTACATACATAACTATACATGAAATTTAAAAACAGGCAACTAAAAATATCATTTGTGGTATATGGTATGTTTCATACTCCGTCATATATTTATTATTATGAAAACTGTAATATGTGATTCAAAAATTTTGGTCGTCCTAAAGGGAATCGAACCCTAAACCTTACGCCAATCTAGCGATTAATCCGATTATAAGTCGGACGGCTCTCCATGAGCTATAGGACGGGAGCAGGTAGTGGTAGTCGAAACCACGTCTCAGCATTGGAAGTGCCGAATAATAGCCGTTATACGATACCTGCGTTACATCAATAACTATATCACCGAACTTAAAAATGGCAATCAAAATTCATTTTTTCTTTGGGTCATATAATCTTATGTAGTTTTTACCATATAATAGTAAGTATGGAACGAAGACGCTTAATCGAACGGCTGAAATTTGGAGCACCATGTCGGTAGCGACCCGACTTATCTGCTTTGGCAAAGCAGCACATTACCTTTATGCTAATGGTGCGTCTATGGTGATAAATATACACAAGTTCCGAAAAAAGTCAAGCCTTCTGCAAATATTTGCGCTTTTCCCGTTTTAACACTTTCTTTTTTATTGACATTTAATAATACTGTGGTAAGATATAAAAATATGAAATATTATATTCTAATCGGAAATAAAACCGGAGGCCCATATACAATAGAACAAGTGAAAGCATTGTATGATGCTGGAACAATTGAACAAACTAATTTATATGCTACTACGGAATCTCAGGATTGGCTTCCTGTGTCAATGTTGATACCGTTGTTTAATATACCATCAATACCTCCCATTCCAAATTCGTCACAACCAACAATCGTCATTAACAACAGTAATAATAACAATAGTGGGAATATAGGAACTACAACAGTTAACGGAATTTCTCAAAAGAGTAGAATTGTTTATCAGTTGTTGGCCTTCTTTTTGGGGTCGTTTGGCGTTCACAATTTTTATGCCGGCCATAATACTAAAGGTCTGATTCAATTGTTAATCACGGTTTTAACTTGTGGTTACGGCGCATTCATTAGTTGGATATGGGCGGTAATAGAAATATTCATAATATCAGTTGATTCAAATAATATTCCAATGAGATAATTTAGTTACGACGCTGTAGTTGTGTAAGATTGGTGTTTCATTGTTGTTGGAAATTGGGTGTGGAGAGAAATCTTCACACCCTTTTTTTATAATTTGACTTACTGATGATTTAAGTTATAATCCCTAACATATGAACGAAATGAATTTGAAAGCCTTTGGCACTAACTCGGTTAAACCGACAACTCCCCGAAAGAAAGCACAACCGGCCACTTCTGAAAAGAGTGAAGAAGAAAAGGATATTTTGAATTCCCTTTCTTTGGTTCAATGGGCAGTATGTGGCCCTCACACTTACAAGCCAGTTTCTTCAACCGCCACAAAACTCACCAGTGGTGTGTATAGTGTAGCGGTCAGTCAATATCACGGAATCATTTATCAAAAGAAAAATGTCTGTGTTGATGACCTCTTGAGATTCCCCGATTCAATTTCTGAAAAGATTCTTAGCGAAATCACAACCTTCTGGGGTAAGGGAGAAAAATTTACAGAACACGGATTCCTCCACCGTAGAGGATATCTTCTTCACGGCCCTGCTGGGTCTGGTAAGACTTGTTTAGTTCAACAAATCATTGCTGACATTGTGAACGCAGATGGTCTTGTATTCCAATGCACGAACCATCCAGCCGTATTCAATGATGGTCTTGCCCAATTCCGTAAGGTGGAACCAGACCGTCCTATCGTCTGTTTGTTTGAAGATTTGGACGCTATAATTTCGGAACATGGCGAGGATGAAATTCTACAACTTTTAGATGGTGAATCTGCCATTGATAAATGTCTTAATATTGCCACTACAAACTATCCTGAAAATTTGGATAAAAGATTAGTTGCCAGACCTCGGCGATTTGACAGAGTTATTCAGATTGGAATGCCTTCAGCAGAAGTTAGAAAACTCTATTTTCAAAAGAAACTTAATGTTACCGATGGAGAAATTGAAAAATGGGTAAAATCGTCAGAAGGTTTCTCTTTCGCCGCTTGTGCCGAACTGGTAATTTCAATTTGTTGTTTTGAGAAACCATTTGAAACCGCCGTCAAAGATTTAAAAGAAATGATGTCAGCCAACGTTTCAAGTCGAGATTATGATAAATCTCAAAAATTGGGATTCTCAACTAATTCTTGATATTTTCCCAAACATCTCCAACCTTTTGATGATTGCCGAATTCCTTTACATATGACACTGACATCACTACTTGTGAGTTGAAAATTGTGACATAAATCTATCATTCTACATATTTTTTGCCCATGTATTTCATGAATAAAAATAAATTTTGTTTGAATTGTTCGTGGATTTTTTCCATTCAAGCATCGAATTTTCATAAGTTCACTTAATTTCTTTTTTGCTTCTTCTGAAAAGTTATTGTGTTTTCCTAAATTTGATGCTGATATCTTTTTTCTTATTTCATTATTAACTATTTTTCCTATATGCGACTTGCTTAATTTTTTTCTATATTCTTCCGAAAAAATTTTTCCATACATGGGATTACCAACGCCACTCATAATTTTACTCATTTTTCTCTTGTGGATTTCGGAATGTTTCTTTCCTTTATGAGAGATGCTTAATTTTCTTTTTGTTTCATTCGAATGATGTTTTCCTTTCCAATATCTCGCGTTATTCTTACTTATTAAAAATCTTGTTTCTTTTGATAATTTTATACCTCTCGTCGTAGATTCTACATTATAACTCATATTATAAAAATTATTTGGATTTGATTTACAAACATCAAGATATTTTTGCTCGGTTTCCATCAACATAGTAGGTTCAACAGTTTCTACTACAACGAATTCAAAATTTTCTTTTCCATATTTGTTCCACGCCGATTGTAAATGTAAATTGAAGTGACGATTTTTAATTAAATTATATTTATGATTACTAATTCTTTTAGATGTATCGACAGAACTTCCAACATAATACTTTCCATTAACTTTATTGATTATTTTGTAAATTCCACTTATTTTCATAATTATTTTTCGTGTTTTAATTGTTTATAAAATTCTCTTAATTTATCTCCTACTTCTGGAGTGGTAAAAAAATTATACCATTTATATCCCTCTTTCTTTTTTCTTATTCTCCAATTTAATTGGGCCTTTTTAACATATATTGGTGTCTTCATATCTCTAATATATATAAGTCAAATTTCTTAAACAATAAATTTATTATCACTTGACAATTGACTACGATGACATATAATACAATATATGAATGAAACAAATAATAAAAAACAAGGTGATAGAGTGTATTTTGTGATGGGCGATAAACTTCCTTCTGGTTGGGGAAAAGTGTGTGGTTCCGTTGGACCTGTCATTATAATTGAATTGGAGACTCCGATTCAAGGGTATAATTTTACGCATACTTACATATTGGATGCTCAGGTTAAGGAACCGCCAAAAGAGTAATGACCACAGTAGTAAACATCAGAAAAAAGAAAGGTAAGAAATCATCTTTCTATGATGTTTATTGCGGTCGTGGTTCTCTATTTGGAAATCCATTTAAAATAGGTAGAGATGGAGATAGAAAACAAGTAATTCAAAAGTTTCGTGAGTATTTTTATAAACGCTTGACAGACGTTAGATTTCGTGATAGTGTTTTATCTTTAAAAGGTAAAATTCTCGGTTGTTATTGTAAACCGTTAAAATGTCATCTTGATATAATCGTAGAATACCTTGAAGGAAAAGACAATGGAAACGAATATATTAATAATAAGGCAACTGATTTCTTTGGTTGATTATTATGTTTAAACAATTACTAAATATAATTTATGACAAACATTGAACAAGTAAAGAAGGTAAGGGAGATTACATTAGCTCCCATCAACAAGATTAACAAAGCATTGGCCGAAACCAATGGAGACGTTGACAAGGCCATTGAAATCCTTGTAAAACAACGTGAGGCCAGTGTTGAGGATATGGCGAATCGCAAGGCCGATAGTAGTTTTGTATATTCATACGTCCATAACAACAAGGTCGGCGCCATGATTGTATTGGCGTCACAGACAGACTTTGTGGCGAAGAACGAATTGTTTACACAATTGGCGAAGGACATTTGTATGCACATCGTATCAAGTCCTATTCAGGCTCAATATGTTGATGAACAGAGCGTCAATGAAGCCCGACGTGGTATTGTAATGGAAGAATTGTTTAAGCAATCTGAAAACAAGCCACAGGCCATTCGTGACAAAATTGTTAAGGGTAAGATGGATAAGTGGTATTCTGAAATTTGTCTTCTAAACCAAAAGTTTGTGAAGGATGATACCATTACCATCAAGGAACTTATCACAAAGGTTTCAGGAATTGTTGGTGAGAAGATTGAAATCAAACAATTCGTCAGACTTTCGGCATGAACGAGTTGCCTAAATGTTGTAGGGTAGAAGTGAAATTGGTTCCAAAAGACCAAATTCAAGTCTGTGGTATTGGGCCTTCATTGGAACAAAAAGAAAAAGACGGAACAATAACCGAAGGTGAAAGAATGGTATTACACGCCTTACAGATATTCCGTATAACAAGTCAATGGGAAAATGAAGAACAAAGTAACAGACAAACAGATTGACGAAATCCACACGGCTATTGACGTGTTGATGAAGTGTGGATGTTGGAACGTGCTCAATGAAATGTTTACAGGCCTCGACCTGAAAGTATGGCGAACCGACATAGACATTTTGTTGAGTTATGCTACAGCAAGTTTATCTGGTAAAAAGAATATTCCGGCAAGAGAGTCGTTTATAAATACTTGTAAAAGGATTCACCCTGATATAGAATTGTGGAAAGGATTAGATTAAATTTATGATTGAAAAAGGAACAGAAATATGAATGAAAGATTTGTTAAACCAAAAGTTTATTTACTTGGATATACTACTGTAGATAAAGATGCTGTAATAGAATATCTTAAAGATACCGACCAGATTGAATTTTTAGATGAATTTGAGAAGGCTGTCAATGAAGGATTGGATGTAGGAGAAATTCTTTGTAGTTTTTATGCTAAGGCTTGTTATGCTTCTTTAACTAATAAAAAGAATAAGAATATAACTAAAACTAGAGCCATTTATGATAATATAATTGGAATTTTGGATTCCGGCCACGGGTCTGTTATAGAACATTGTCAACTGAATTTTATGGTGACAAATTG